ATTGACGATGGATAATGATTTTTTAGATTTTAGAAATTATATTGGTCAAAAATCTTGGGAGTATTTAGATCATCAAGGTTTTGATATGTCACAATACACAACTATGTTTAGTGAGTTATGGGTACAGGAGTTTGCTAAAAAAGGTGGTGGTCATCATTCTGCACATATACATTGGAATCAACACGTATCAGGTTTTTATTTTTTAAAGTGTAGTGATAAAACATCATACCCAATATTTCACGAACCAAGAACCGGGGCACGTGCAACTAAATTAAAAATGAAACCAGATCAAAAAGGTGTATGGGATGGTAGTGAGCTTATACATTTTAAACCTACACCAGGTACATTAATTATATTTCCAGGGTTCTTGGAACACGAATATGCAGTAGATTTTGGTTACGAGCCGTTTAGATTTATACATTGGAATATACAAGCAGTGCCAAAAGAGATGGCTAAAGATGTTTAAAAAGAAAAAATATACAGTTATCCGTCAAGCAATATCAAAAGACCTAGCAGCTTTTGTTGCTAATTATTTTATGATGCAAAAACAAGTTTATGATACTTGTAGACAGGCTAGATACTTTTCACCATTTGAAAATATTATAGGTCACTACGAAGGTAAAAATGAACAGATACCAGAAACTTATAGTCAGTACGCAAATATAGCTATGGAAACATTGTTATTGAAATGTCAACCAGATATGGAAAAAGCAACAGGATTAAAATTATATCCTGCATACACATATGCTAGAATTTATAAAAAAGGTGATGAACTTAAAAGACATAAAGATAGATTTAGTTGTGAGATATCTACTACTATGAATCTTGCTGGTGATGACTGGCCAATATATTTAGAGCCATCTGGAGAGACTGGTAAAAAAGGTATTAAAGTAGATCTTAAACAAGGAGATATGCTGGTTTATTCTGGCTGTGAGCTAGAACATTGGAGAGAAAAATTCAAAGGCAAAGAATGCATACAAGTTTTTCTGCATTATAACAATCGTAAAACCCCAGGAGCGAAGGATAATATGTTTGACAAGCGTCCACATTTAGGTCTTCCTTCTTGGTTTAAACGATGATATAATCCTTAGATGGAGGCTGTGTCACCACCACATACCACACAGTCTCCTTTTAAGGATTATACATTATGTTTTTTGGCGGAACTTCGTTTGCAGGAGCACCTTTTGGAGACTCAGGATTTAATCCTAATGCATTTGTAAATGTATCAGGATCTCGAATAAACGAATCAACAGGCACAGTAGGTTTAGTAGGTAAAGCAAATATTGCTGTTACTGGCAACAGACTTAATTTTACAATTGGTAATGTAACTATTGTTGAAGGTACTGGTGTAAATGTATCAGCTACAGGTAGTCGTATTAATGTATCTAGTGGTGATCCAACTATTGTTGCAAAAGCAGTAACAGCTTTAACTGGATCTAGAGTAAATGTAAATACAGGGACAGCTATTGTTGGTTTTGGATATGCTGCCAATGGATCTAGAATAAATGCAAGTACAGGAAGTGTTACAACAATTGGTAAGTCAACTGTATTACCAAACGGTTCTAGAGTAGATGTTGGTACAGGATCTGTAACTATATCTGCAGATGCAAACTTATCAGTAACAGGAAATAGAGTAAATGTAACAGTAGGAAATGTTACAACAGCAGCAAATGCAACTGTAACTGTTACAACAAATAGAGTAAATTTATCAACAGGAACAGTAACTATTGTAGCAAAAGCTTCAGTTACACCAGATGGTAACAGATTAAATGTTGCAGATGGTTCTGTATTAATTAAAAAATGGGATGGTATTGTACCAGGAGCAAGTATGACTTGGGAACCTGTACAAACTTCGTTAGGATAGAATATGTATTTTGGAGGAAGCACATTTGCCGGAGCACCTTTTGCAGACCCAGGAGGAGTTAGTGTATTTGTTTCATTAACAGGTAACAGAGTTAATGTAAGCACTGGAACTGTAGGTATTACAGCCTCTGCAAGATTATCTGTTAGTGGCAATGAAATAGAAATATCGGTAGGTAATGTTAATGTTAGTATAGCTAAAACAGTTCAATTAACAGGGGTAAGAATAAACCTTGCAACAGGTACCGTTAATGTGATATCATGGAACCCGATAGTTCCAGGAGCAACTGGTACCTGGATACCTATTGACCCGAACAATCCATAAGGAGAATAAATGGCAAGTACATACTCGAGTGATTTAAAATTAGAATTAATTACTACAGGTGAAAAAGCAGGTACCTGGGGTACAATTACAAATACAAATTTACAACAATTAGAGCAAGCGGCATCTGGTTATATTAGTCATAATATTGGAGCTGCAGATTTAGCGTTAGATTTATCAAATGGTGCAGTATCAAACGGTAAAAATTTATACTTTAAATTAACAGGAACTTTAACAGCAAACAGAACCATGACTATGCCTGATGGTGCAGAAAGAGTTTTTGTTGTAGAAGATGCAACAGCAAGATCTTCATCTAATTATACATTAACAGTTAAGACTGTATCAGGAACAGGACTAGCTTTACCTATTGGTTCTACAACTTTATTATATTCTGATGGTACAAATATTACAGGTAAGCTACAAACTAAAGGATACTATACACCATCTGCAACTTACACTACAGTAAATGGTGACCAAATATTAGTAAACACATCTGGAAGTGGTATTAGTGCTGCAGTCACAATAAACTTACCAGCATCACCTGCTATTGGAAATGAAGTTACATTTATTGATAGTGGAAACAACTTTGCATCTAACAATTTAACCGTTGGAAGAAATGGATCTAATATAAATGGTGCATCTTCTAATCTAGTAGTTTCAACGAATGACGCAGCTTTTACATTGGTGTATGTTAATGCAACAAGAGGCTGGGTATACAAAGACAAAATATAGGAGCTAACACATGGCTCTAATTGATTTTAAAGTCTTACCAGGAATAGACAAACAAAACACTGACTCTGGAGCAGAGTTTAGATGGGTTGATTGTGATAATGTTCGTTTTAGATATAACTTACCAGAAAAAGTTGGTGGATGGTCATCACTTGTTACAGATACAATTGTAGGTGTAGCAAGAAGAGAGTTTGCGTTTGTTGACTTAGATGGTAACAGATATGTTGCAATAGGAACAGATAAATTTTTATTGATATACTTTGAAGGTCAGCTCTATGACGTAACACCTTTAAAAGCAACACTAACATCAGCAACGATTGCAACAACAAGTGGATCAGCTGTTTGTACAGTTACAAAAACATCACATGGTTTATCACCAGGAAATATTATTTTACTAGATAGTGTAACACTACCGGGTGGTACAGGCTACTCTGCATCTGACTTTGAAGACAAACTATTTCAAGTTACATCAACACCTACATCAGATACATTTACAATTACACAATCATCAAATGCTAGTGGTACGGTATCTACAGGTGGTAGTTTAAGTATTAAACCATACGAAACAATAGGACCTGCTGCACAATCTTATGGTTATGGTTGGGGTGTATCAGAATGGGACGGAACTGTTACAGGTGCTGTTACCAATACTTTGAATGGTGCACTATTAGATGACGCGGCGGGTACAGGTGGATCAGGAACAGCTATTACTTTAACATCGACAACAGGATTTCCAACAACAGGTAGAGTACAAGTTGGCACAGAATTAATTTCATACAGTGGTATATCTAGTAATGACTTGACAGGTATTACAAGAGCAGTCGATGGATCTACGAGAGCAGCACACTCTGATGGTGCTACAGTTACTAATGCTGCAGACTTTGTTGACTGGGGTGAAGCAGCTCCTGCATCAGAGGTATCTCTTGAGCCAGGTCTTTGGTCATTAAGTAACTTTGGTCAAGTATTGATTGCAACGATTGCAAACGGTAAAACATTTACATGGAACGCAGGTGATGCAGCAAGATTAACAACTAGAGCATCAACATCTACATCTGGTTTTTCTACATCTAATAATCCAACTGCAACAAGGGTAACGTTAGTATCACCAACAACACGTCACTTAATTCATCTTGGAACAGAAACAACTATTGGTTCAACTTCAACACAAGATGATATGTTTATAAGATTCTCTAACCAAGAAGATATTAACGACTATACACCTACAGCAATTAACTCTGCTGGTACACAAAGACTGCAAGACGGAACACGGATCATGGGTTCACTAAAAGCAAAAGAAACTATTTTGATATGGACAGATAATGCACTGTATACAATGAAATTTATTGGTGCACCTTTTACATTTGGATTTGAACAAGTGGGTACAAACTGTGGATTGATAGGTAAGAATGCAGCTGTGGAAATAGATGGTGTAGCTTTCTGGATGTCACCAAACGGTTTATTTATGTTTGATGGTACAGTTAAATCTTTACCATGTAGTGTAGAAGATTTTGTATATGATTCTTTAGATACTACAAAAGGTCAACAAGTATATGCAGGTATCAATAACTTATTTACAGAAGTAATTTGGTATTACCCATCTACAAACTCTGAATATAATGACAAGTATCTTGTGTTTAATTATGGTGAAACAATGAAAGGTGGTGTCTGGTATATTGGCACAGAAGCCAGAACAACATGGATTGATGCAAACGTATATCAAAAACCTATTGCAACTAAATATGATAGTAGTGCAACCGGTACATTTCCTGTCGTTGTAGGCGAATCAGGATTAGGACAAACTACATTGTTTGAACATGAAGTAGGTACCGATCAAGTCAATCCAAATGGTACAACTACAACTGTTACATCATTTGTAAAATCATATGACTTTGATTTGCAATCAAGAGCACAGAATGCACAAGGTAGATCAAGTGGACCAACTATAGCTGGGGAAGTATTTCTTGCTATGAGAAGGTTTGTGCCTGATTTTAAAACATTACAAGGTAACGCTAAAGTAACACTAGGAGTTAAAAGATATCCGCAACAGTCGGAAACAACTACAACTTTAAGTCCCTTTACAATAACATCTAGCACTGATAAAAAGGATACTCGGGCAAGAGGAAGATTCGTTAATATAAAAATAGAAAACGATTCTGCTTCTGAGTCTTGGAGATTTGGAACATTTAAGATAGATGTACAAGCTGATGGAAGGCGATAATGGCTAAGATAGTAGTAAGATTACCAGAACCAAAAGAAGAGTATGATGTTTCTAACCAAAAACAAATTAACAGAGCAATCGCTTTGATAACAGAACAATTAAATTCAACATTCTTAGATGAACAAAAACAGGAGCAAGAAAGATTTTCTTGGTTTATAGGTGGCTAACATATATAAAAACGCAAAGGTAGATTTATCTACCACAGATAATACCACAGTGTACACAGCACCATCTGATTCTAGAGCAATAATTAAAAGTATTTTAGTTTCTGAAGATGCTGGATCAGGCACCACGGTAACTTTGACTCTAACAAATGCTGCTTCTGCAGTATTTAACTTGTTTAAAGATAAGGCAATAGCCTCAAAAGCAACAACAGAACTGCTAACTCACCCTTTAATTTTAGAAGAAAATGAGGTATTAAAGGCACAAGCAGCTGATGCAAATGAATTACATATAATTGCATCAATATTGGAAATTAATAGGGATTAAATTATGGCATTTATAGAAGAAGGATCTGTAGAATACGTAGAGATAGACGGCAAGAAAGTACCAGTCGTAAAGTGTGAAACAGAAGTAGTATTAAGAAATAAAGAAACTGGTTATGAATATAACTCTGACAAAGAAGCAGAAGATGATATTGCAAATCCAGATACAGATACACAACAAGAACATGTAACAAGATCATTAAAAGTAAAAGTAGCAGCGATGCCACCGTTAGGTGCAGCATCCGATGAGGACAAAGAAGAATAATGGCAATAACTAGAGCACAACAAGCGAGACAGATGTTAGAAGATGGTGGACCTATGAGAAAAATTAAAGGTCAAGACCACATGTTAGCTTATATAACACCAAACGAAGCTGACAAACTAGTTAAATTAGGTGGTCAAGAAACAATGACACCTGAAGGAATTTTAGCTTATCCTGAATTTGATAATTATACAGAGTCAAGTCTTGCTGGAACTTCATCAGCAGGTAGTGGTCTTACTAGGGATCAATTTGAAGGTGGTGCATATAGTGGAACAGGTAATGCAGGAGATGGAGTTATTCAACAGTATGATAAACCAAAAGATAAACCTCCACCAAAAAAACCTAAAAAAACTAAAGATAATACTTTACCAGGTTTAAATACTGCTGAAAGACTTAGAGTTTTTAATTTAAAAAAATTATATGATAGAAAAATGGGTCTTACACCAAATGTATATGGTGTGGTGCCAAACTTAGTTCAATCATTTACACCAAACAAATTAGATTTTTATGAAGAATCAGATCCTGCATTTGATGCAGCATATTATGGAATGTCTGGAGAAGATATAACAGACGCAGATAGATTAGCGAAAACAATTAACGAAGCTGAAAAAACTGGAAACATAAGTCAAACAGAATTTGAAAGTGCTTTTTATGGACCTGAGGGTCCTCCCAAAATACCTGAAAGCGGTGGTGGAGATCAAGTAACAGATCCTTGTAAAGGACCTAACCCACCAGCGTATTGTTTCGTAAATCAACCACCTGAAGAAGAAGTTCCAACTACAAATCCTCTTGCATTTAGATTTATGGCTGATGGTGGTAGAGCACAAGCTATGGATGGTGGTATCATGAACGTTGATATGATAGGTGGTATGATGGATGGTAATATGGACGAGATGGGTAGACAGATGTATGGTCTAGGTAAACTTGTTAAGAAAGCAACTAGAGGTATTAAAAAATTAGTTAAATCACCAGTTGGTAAAATAGCATTATTAGCAGGTGGTGCAGGTCTTTTATCCGGAGGAGGTTTTGGTTTACCAAGTTTTTTAAAATCAGAAGGACTTAAAAAATTCTTTTTTAAAGGCGGAGAAATAGGTTTAAAAAATTTAACTCAAAAAGGATTAATGACAGGTATTGGTGCTTTATCAGCATTACCATTTATATTTAAAGGGGATGAAGAAGAAGAGTTCGATCCATACAGAGGACCAGATATTGACATAGATAAAATTAGATCAGATCCATACGCAGCTATGGGTGGAGCTTATAGATTCGCTGCTGATGGTGGTATTATGAGATCAGCTTATCAAGAAGGTGGAGATGCAGAACCTGTAGCTAAAAAGACTATGCCATTGATTGATATGGATGGTAAAGAAAAGGATTACAGAGAAACAGGTGGTTTTGTAGATATGGGTAGAATGGAAAGAGCTGACGATGTACCTGCTAGACTATCTAAGAATGAATTCGTATTTACGGCTGATGCTGTAAGAAATGCTGGTGAGGGAAATATAGACAAAGGCGCAGAAGTTATGTATAATATGATGAAAAACCTCGAAGCCGGAGGTGAAGTATCAGAAGAATCGCAAGGCTTAGAAGGCGCACGTAACATGTTTCAAACATCACAAAGACTAGAGGAAGTATTATAATGGCAACACAAGAAACTATAGCAAGACCCGCACCATTTGTAGAAAAACTAGGAGAAGATTTAGCAACACAAGTAACGGCGCAAACGGCCATACCTCTTGTTGCACCAGGCACAGGTGGTATTACACAATTAACAGGTGAGTCACCAGATCAATTTGCAGCAAGACAAAAAGCTGCCCAACAATTTGATATTAGAAAACAAAGTTTAGCAGGACTTGCACCACAAATACAAGGTTTAAGTGATTTTGAAAAAAGAGCAAAAACAAGAGCAGAATCAGGTCTTGGATCGTTTCAACCATTTTTAGATCAAGCACAAGCAGCTTCAGCTGCATCATTTAATCCACAGGTTGCACAACAATTTATGTCACCGTATCAACAACAAGTTATTGATACAACATTAGAAGAATTTGACAGACAAAGAGCGATGCAAGAACAACGACTTTCAGACTCAGCAGTAGCTTCAGGTGCATTTGGTGGTGGAAGACAAGGAGTATTAGAATCAGAATTTAGAACAGGTAGTGATAGAGATAGAGCATTATTAAATGCACAACTATTACAACAAGGATTTGGTCAAGCACAAGGATTAGCGGCACAAAGATTTGGTCAACAAACAGGTTTAGCAGGTATGCTACCGCAATTACAAAGAGCAGATGTATCAACTTTAGGTCAGCTGGGCGCGCTAGACAGAGGGTTAGCACAAGCTCAACTAGATGCAACTAGAGAGGCGAACAGAATGACTGCATTCCAACCACAAGAACAAGTAGATAGATATGCTAATATTGTGACTGGAATCATGGGCGGTTATCCTGGTCAAACACAAACAACTAACATACCAAACCCTACACCATTACAGAATGCTTTAGCAATAGCTTCAACAGGAGCTGGTATCTATAAAGCATTAGGTCAAGGTTCAGCAGGGTTTAACAACGTAGTATAATGAACAGAACACTTAGACGACCAATGTTTAAAATGGGTGGCTCTACCAACGAAGGTATTACTTCTGGTTTAGATACACCTAAAAGAGGTTTGGTAGATGGACCTGGTAAGTATTCTCAAATGCCATCAATGGCAGAGTTGGTAACACAGACTAGAGAGTCAATGACTCCTGAAGTAAAACAAGCATATCAACCATATTTTCAAAGACCTGAAGGTGAAGGACTGTCAAGATTTTTAATTAACTTTGGTTTGAATCTTGCATCAACACCACCAGCAGGTAAAGGTTTTAGTGGTTTGATATCTACAGCAGCTGGTGCAGCAAAAGAACCAACTGCACAATTGTTTGAAGATTTAGATACACAAAGATTAAGTAAGAAAGCTGCAGAAGCTGATCTATTTAAAACATTATTACAAGGTAACATTGACATTGCAGCAGAAGGCGCAGGTAATGAAGGTAGTGCTAGTAAAGGTGTTAAGTTACAAATAGCTGATGATATTGAAAATACAATGGACATTATATTTTCATTAGAAAAGAAAAAAACAGAAACACCAGATAAATTTACACCTGAAGATTCATTATTGTTAGACAAGAAAAAATTAAGAATAGAACAATTAACTAAGAGTGATGAAGTAAGATCATCTTTATTAGGTGATTCAGAATATACTCAAAGAATTTTAAGAAAAATAAAAACTAATCTTATTGATAAAAAGAATCCAGACGGATCTCCAATGTATCCTGGTGGAGATGATGATACTAAATTACTAGAAGACATGAATCGTTTCTACATGGAGTTTTTTAGAACAGGTAAGTTTCCAGATTTTCAAGCATTAGCAGATGGTGGTAGAGCAGGATATCAAATAGGTGGTGGAGTAATGGGTGGTGGAGAAGACATGGGAGCTAACAGAGTCACAGAAACTGCTACTACACCAGAACCACAAAAAATAGATTTTGATACATTAAGAGCTAGATTACCACAAGAAATAGG